TATAAAGAAGGTACCACACAGCCTGATAAAGATTCAGGCTATGATCACATGATGGATGCCTTGGGTTATATGATAGACTATCTATTCCCAGTCAAGCGTGAACGAGAGGAAAACAAACATGCTCCTCGCCGCTGGACTCATCAGATTTCAGCCTAACTGAGGAAATGTAAAAATGCAACAAACTTTAACAGATCAATACCTGCTAGTCACAAGCACTAATGATCAACACACAAGAAACCGTGACAACTGGAACTTCTTGTTAGAATCATATGTAGGCGGTGTTGATTATCAATTAGGACAACACCTTACCAAATATGTCAATGAGACAGCACTGGAATATGGTGCTCGTTTGTCAGCAACACACTTGGAAAATCACTGCCGTTCAGTGATTTCAACCTATATCAGCTTCTTGTTTCGTGAAGAACCTGACAGAGATTTTGGATCAATTGAATATGATCCCATGTTGGACTCATTCTTAGAAGATGCTGATCTTGATGGGCGCAGTTTAAATGCCTTTATGAAAGAAGTGTCTATTTGGTCCAGCGTGTTTGGGCATGTGTGGGTCATGTGTGTCAAACCCAATATTGGTGCATTGACCAAAGGTGATGAATTGGCCAGCGATGTTAGACCATATTTGACTATGATTACTCCTCTAGTAGTAACAGATTGGAGTTGGAACAGACTGCCAAATGGTCGCTACAATCTCAGTTATCTCAAGTACATTGAGGATGTCAATGACACAGTAGGCACTGTCAAAGAATGGTTTGCTGATGAGATTCATACTTGGATTGTGGACAATGATCGCAAAGAAGTCATTGAACACATAGTTGAGCCAAATCCTCTAGGTGAAATACCTGCTATCTGCGCTTACAATGTTAAGAGTCCTGTGCGTGGACTAGGATCTAGTGATATCAATGATATTGCCCGTGCTCAGAAAACCATTTACAACTTGACCAGCGAAATGGAACAAAGCATTCGCATCAATGGTCACCCAGCATTGGTCAAAACAGCAGGCACAGAAGCCATGGCAGGCGCTGGTGCTATTGTGCAGATGGAAGACAATCTAGATCCAGGACTTCGTCCCTACATGTTATCAGTGTCAACAGACATTGCCAGTATCTTTACTGCTATCACACACATTACCACAGTCATTGACAAGTTGGCCAACACTGGCAGCATTCGTTCAACTGAAAGCCGTAGAATGTCAGGTGTAGCACAGCAACAAGAGTTTGAATTGCTCAATGCTAGACTAAGTGAAAAAGCAGACAATCTACAACTAGTAGAAGAACAGATTTGGCAGTGGTACAGCTACTATCAAGGTTATGCTTGGGATGGCAAGATTGAATACCCAGGCAGCTTCAATGTGCGTGACACAGAAATGGAAGTCAACAAATTGGTCAAGGCCAAACAGGCCGCAACTGATCCTAGAGTATTGGCCCTAATTGATCATGAATTAATTGAACTTCTTGGTGAAGAAGGTGATATGGTTATTCCTGAAATATATGATCCAAGTCAAATTCCAGAAAAGAAACCATTTGAACCACACTACATGATTGATCTAGCCACAGGTGAAAAATACATAGCCCGTACTGAACAAGAACACCTAGACTATGCGGCTAGAGGTTTTGTTCATGAACGCGAAGATGATTAAGGAGCAATCATGCCCATACATAGAGCAACTGGTCCGCGTGGAGGAAAAGGTTGGCAGTACGGTACTACAGGTAAGGTATATCCAACCAGATCACAAGCGGTTAGACAAGCACAGGCAATTAAAGCAAGCCAGTCTAGAGCAAAGAAAACAAAGAAGTGAAATTAAAATACAAAGAAGTATCCACATACCGCCAGGCACAACTGATCAAACAAAATAATCTATGTGCTCTGTGCGGTGAATTAGTTATTGATGATGCAGTTCTAGATCATGATCATAAAACAGGATTACTGAGGCAAGTACTACACAGGGGTTGCAATAGTCTATTAGGCAAAATTGAAAACTCAATGCCACGCAGTCGCGTAGACATTACCAGGCTAGAGAGCATAGCTCGCAATCTTATTCATTACTTGACAGTAACACACACAGACATTACTCATCCAACTCATCTAACAGCAGAGGAGCGTAAAATGAAGAAAACTATGGGAAGAGGCCGTGGACGAGGCAAAAAGCCACCAAAGCGTTAATTGGTATGCGTACTTCAAGAGTATTCGTACAGAGTGCCCTTGGAGTTACGCTGCCTACATTCGCAATGAGATACAGTTCTTGCCTTGGAATCCAGGCATTGAACCACACCCTTTAGATCAGTATCAAGCCCGTATGTGGTTGATGGATTATCCTAATAATATTATAGAAGCCATGGCTGAAGAACTGAATTCTAGAGACCTTGACAACGAATGGTTGTTTTCATATCCAGGCTACGGAGAGTACGCAACACCAGTTCCTGTGTTGATACAGCAGGATCGCAAAACCTTAACTGATCTTAGATCAAAACTTCAAGATTAAATTAACCTAACTTAGACTAGAATAACTACATTTACCAGCATTTTAGGTTAAATGCTATAAATACTTTATTAACTCATAAGAGGTGATGCTACAATGACAGACAATTCATTGGTAAACGATACAGGGAAGAACTACGCTCGCTGAAAACAGAAGCAGAGCGCAGAGCACAGGAACAACAGATCAAGCGTGGGGAGTTTGAAAAGACTCTACAGGAACTAGCTGCCAAAAAGGATGCTGAAATCCAAAAGCGAGATGCAAAGATTAGGGAATACCAAATCAACATGCCATTGCTCAGTGCCGCTGCCAAATATCGTGCCGTAGCTCCTGAACAAGTAAAATCATTGTTGAACAATATGGTAAGACTTAATCCTGAAGGCGAAGTAGAAGTTGTAGGTAATGATGGCAGTGTTCGTTATAAAGATAATGGACAGGCTTTAGAGGTGGATGACTTGGTGCAGGAATTCCTATCAAGTAATCCACACTTTGTAAGTGCTAGCCCAAGTACAACCAATACTAAGTCAAACATGAATGCTAATGGACCAAGCAATCTTGATGTAAGTAAACTGGATATGACCAAACCAGAACACAGAAAGATTTACGCAGAATATAGAAAATCTGCAGGATTAAAATAACCATATTCATTAGGAGATTATTATGGCCGGTTCAACAACCACAACATTAAATGACTTGCTACCAGCAATCGTTGCTGAAGCAATGTTTGTAGCAAACGAGCGCTCTATCATGCGCGGTCTCGTAAAAAATTATACTCTTGGCGCAGGTCAAGGTAAGACAGTAACAGTTCCAATTTACCCACAAGTGTCAGCAGCCGCTATCACTGAAGGTGATTTGATCTCTAACACTGAAGTATCAACAAGCGGTGTAACATTGACTGTTGCTACTAACGCAATTCGTACTATGGTATCTGACTTGTCAGTTGCTTCTAGTGCCAGCAATGTAGTAGCAGACCTAGGTCGCTTGTTTGGTGAAGGCATTGCTCGTAAGATTGACAAAGATCTTACAGCCCTATTTGCTGGTTTCTCAGCAGGTGTAGGTGACTACACAGGTCAAATCACTGCCGCTTCAATCTTCAACAGTGTTGCAAAATTACGCGGTGCTGGTGTTAGCTTAGATGGTTTGGTTTGCGTATTGCACCCAGAAATCGCTTATGACTTGAAGTCTGCATTGACCTTAGGTGGAAGCACTGCGGCATTCTCTATGGGTGCTTACAGTGAAGTTGGTAACGAAGCAATGCGTGAAGGCTTTGTAATGAAGTTAGCAGGTATTCCAATCTATGAATCAGCTAACATTGATGCTGTTACCAATGCTGGTGACTTGCCAGGCGCGGTGTTCCACAGAGACGCATTAGGTCTTGCCATGATTGGTGATGTTCAGATTGAAACAGCCCGTCGTATTGACTACTTGTCTACAGAACTAGTGGCCAGCTGCCACTACGGTGTTGGCGAATTGCAAGACGCATTGGGTCGTGCATTGAAGTTTGATTCTTCAATCAATCCATAATCTTTAACTAGATTAAGAAAAGGGACTGTCAAAAGCAGTCCTTTTTTCTTGGCTATTTTAGACCCGTTTTTTAGGGCGCTAACTAAATACTATATCATTAGAAGGACTAATGATTTTTTTGAATGAAGGACATTCGCTATGGCATACGCAACAATTGATGACCTATTGATGGTCGAATCTACAGTAACTGACTATGGAGTCATAGATTTTGATGCGGAGCTAGCCCGTAGCGAAACAGAGATCAACAGAATACTACAAGTTCGTTGGTTCCAGACCTACAAGAAAGCCCAAGGAAATGTCCAACTAGTGTTTGATCCAACACTATTGACATCAAGTCAATGGACACAGGCCACTGTATACCACGCATTGGCATTTCACATTTGCCCTAAACTATCCAAGTTTGAAACACAGGGCAACGAAGACAGATTCCAAGTAATGATGAATTATTACACAGGTCGTTTTGAACACGAAATGGACCTATGTCTACGCCTGGGTGTTGAATATGATCTTGATGACAGTGGTACAGTGTCTACTGGTGAAAAAGCCAGCGTGACTTCATTGAGATTAACCAGATGAGCATTAGAGAAACTACTGCAAAAAACATCATTCAAGCACTTGAAGATATTCAAGAGCCACGACCTGTGTTGGTCACACGCGATCCATTTGATGTTGAAAAATTAGCCATTACACAATTTCCTGCACTGTCAGTACAACAGACCACTGAAAGCAGAGAAACAATTACCATGGGCACGCCTGGCTCAGGTCGTCGCCAGGGTGTTATGACATTTGAAATCCGTGGCTTTGTTCGCGGCACAGAATTAGATCAAAAGCGCAATCTATTGATGGAAGCAGTAGAAGATGCCCTAGACAGTGATCGCTATTTGGGTCAATTGGCACAGGGTGTACTAGACTGTCAAATAGTCACAATTGAAATTATACCAAGACTGCAACCACTGGCAGAGTTTGTCATGACTGTTGAAGTCACCTACAACTATATTAGAGGTCAGCAATGATAACTGTAACCAAACAAGATCTCAGTCGTGAGATCCCTAGTGGTCAACTAGAACAATATTTGTCAGCTGGTTGGGTAGAATTATCTGCCAAACCTAGCAAAAAGAAAAAGTCTGAAAAGACAGCGGAAAGTGTGCCAGAAGCCGCGCAAGAAAATCTGGACAATGCTAATCAAGGAGAATAAAGATGGCAACATTAACAGGAAATAATGGCGTTGTTAAGATTGATAACGCGAGCGGAACACCTACAGCAGTAGCCGCAGTTCGTAATTTTTCAGTAGAGATCACAGCTGATACTATTGAAACTACGGCAATGGGACAAGAGACACGCAGTTATGTCAAGGGACTAAGCTCATTTAGTGGGTCAGCAGATATCTATTTTGATCCTGCTAACCTAACAGGTGGCGCTAATGTAATCGCTGCTCTAATCCCTACAGGTGGAGCAGTTGGTGATGCACCACTTACCGTTGAATTATATACCAACAACACAGCTGGTAAATTTAGTGGCGAAGTAATTGTTACTGGTTATACAGTTAACAGTTCAATGGACGGCATGGTAGAGGCTTCAATCTCTTTCCAAGGTTCAGGCGCCGCAACATTCACAGCCTAAGGAGAATAGAACATGGCAACATTATCAGGTAATGATGGATCAGTGGTAGTTGGATCTACCACTGTGGCAGCAGTTCGTAACTTTTCAGTAGAAATGACTGCTGATACTATTGAAACCACAGTTATGGGACAAGAGACACGCAGTTATGTCAAAGGACTAAGTTCATTCAGTGGATCAGCAGATATCTACTTTGATCCTAGTGAATTTGACGGTGCTGAATCAACATTCAATCCCACAACTGGCGCAGTAGGTGATGCACCTATCGCTGTGAAATTTTATGTAAAACAAGATGCTACCAATGACCAAGTGTTTACAGGTAATGTAATTGTAACTGGTTACACTGTCAACAGTTCAATGGATGGTATGGTTGAGGCCAGTATCAGCTTCCAAGGCAGTGCTGGAGCAACATTCTCAGCATCAGGTAATGTCTAATGCAAATATCAGTAACCTTTGATCGTAGAAGTCTTGAAAAGGATCTAGGCAAGTTTGTAGCCAAACTAGCCCAAGATACCTTTGACTCTGCTCGTAAGGTTACTCCTATTCGCACAGGCAATGCTCGCAGTAAATGGACAAAATCTGTGGGCAGAGATAATTTCGTTGTCCAAAACAAGGTTCCTTATATTGAAAGACTAGAGGCTGGAGCGAGCCGTCAGGCGCCTACAGGCATCATAGGACCAACTCTAACACAAATAAAAGGAAAATACAAATGAGTAAGATTTTAGAAAAAGCAACAGCACATTTCCGTAATCAGATTTCAGGAGAAATGAAATCAATCACAGTGCCAGAATGGGAAAGTAAAATTTGGTTTAAGACAGTGACTAATCTCAAAGAAGAAGGTAAGATTCTTGAATTGAGTCAACAGGGAAAAACTGTTGAAGCATTAGTTGAAAGTCTAATTGTTCGTGCTCGTCATGAAGATGGATCAAAGATGTTTACTATGCCTGATCGCGTGACCTTGATGAATGAAGTAGATCCTAGGACTTTAATTCGTATTGTCAGTGAAATGAATGGCGTAGATGACGCAGTTGATCTTAGTCAGGACGCAGTAGAAAAAAACTAAAAGGAGATCCAGATCTCCTATTTGCCTATAGGTTAGCCAAAGATCTGGGTCGTACCGTTAGTGAAATACTAGAAATGTCAGTGGCAGAGTTTGCAGGATGGGCAGCTTTTTATAAAATAGAAGCAGAAGAAACAAAAAAGGCTATGGATAAGGCCAAAAGGAGCAAATAGTGGCAGCAGATGCACAAATTAAGATAACCGCTGATACCAGTCAAGCAGAGCGGGCTCTAGGTAGTTTAAACAATAGCCTCAAAGCTCTTGCTGGTGTTGTTATAGGCACGGGTCTATTCCGCTTTGTTGACGATCTGCAAAACATGCAGAATAAACTACGAATTGCTGCTCGCAGTAATGATGAGTTTAACAAAAGCATGTCTTTTGTCAAGGCCATTGCGGACTCAACTGGTCAAAGTCTTACTGCTATTGGTGACCTTTATTCAAGGGTTGCTAGTAACGCAGACAAGTTAGGTTATAATACTGATCAAGTAGCCACTGTTACCAATGCATTTGCTACTGCTCTAAAGGCTTCAGCTGCCAGTGCTCAAGGTAGTAGTGCGGCACTGTACCAATTTGGTCAAATTCTAAACAAGGGCAAGGTCAATGGTGATGAATTTACCACCATGACTGAAAACCTAAGCGGACCTGTCATGGGTCTCTTGGCCAAGAACATGGGCTTGACCACTGCGGAATTAATCAAGTACAAAGAAAAAGGTCTAATATCAGCCAAAGACTTTACAGATGCTCTAATCCGTAGTACTGATGAATTGAATAGTATGCAGGGCAGGACTTTGCCAACACTAGGACAAAGTCTACAGCGTATTACCAATGCCATGGGTGATTTTGTGGTCAAAGTTGATCGCGCTACTGGTATTACTGATATGTTGGCTCGTGGTATGACATGGCTCAGCAAGAATGTTGATACAGTACTACCTCTAATTGCTGCCTTTGTAGGTGCGTTTGCTGCCACAAGATTATTGGCAGCAGTGGCCGCACTGTATGAAATGGTCAAGGTCATTCGTGCTGTTGGTATTGCTGCCGCTGTTGCTGGTGCATTGGCATCAGGTGGTGTTACTGCTCTAACAGCCTTGGCAGGTGCCGCCGCAGCCTATGGTGCTAGTAAATTATTATTTGACAAGGTAGATGAAAGCATTCAGCAGATGAATGTGGATCTAAAAGAATCAGGTGTTGCAGCCAAACAAGGGCTTGGCGAAACTAATACACAATTATCAGGCATTGGTGAAAAACTCAAAACAATCTTAGATGATCTAGATCAACAGATTAGTCTTGGAGCAATGAGTGAAAGACAGTACAAAATTGAAAATGAAATACTAGGTCGTAATAAGGATCTACAGTACAGTCTAACTGAAAGCCAAAAAACTGAATTAAGAACTAGATTACAGAAATTAGAAATACTCAAAGCAGAGCGTGAATTTTTAACAATAATTGATGATCTTTACAATGGCGTGGCTGTTAGTTTACAACAAAATACTATTCAAAGTAGAGTTCAAGCTGAATACGAAAGACAAAAAACTCAATATGGTAAAGAATTTGCTGACAGTAAGAGAGAAGAATTAAAAATTGCTATTACTCAGAATGTTAAAGCTGAGCAATATGGACGAATTGTTAGAGAAACTACTGCTAGTTATAATGCCATAGTAGATTATCAAAATAATATTAACAATCTAAGTGTTAATGAATTAGAACTTAGACAACAAATTCTAAGAATTGAACAAGAAACAGGTATTACTGTAGCCAGCGGATTTAAAGATTTGATGGCAAGAACTCAGTCTTACAAACAACAATTAGAATATGTCAAACAAATTAAATCAGCAACTGAAGCGTTAAATGTACCATTAATAGGTAAAGGCGCTGGTGCCGCAGCCGCAGGGCAATTAGGCGGATTGGATCCAGTTAAGGCCGCAGCCACTGCCAATGAAACATTGTTCAATGGTTTAAAATATTTGCGCGATCAAGATTTAATTAGTGAACAGCAATATAATACTGCTCGTGTGTCAGCAACTATACAAGCCCAGCAGGCCATGTATGACGCTACTAAGAAGCGTTTTGAAAATGAAAAACTTTTACAGATACAACAGCGCACTGGCACACAGTTTGGTTTTGAAACACAAAAGCAAATGGCTCAACAGGCTGCTGATTTTGAAAAGAAGAGTTCACAAGAAAAATATGCATTTGCTTTAGACCAAGCGGCACAGATGTATTCAAGCCTAGGCACTTACAATCGTCAGGCATTTGAGGCGGCCAAAGCATTTAACATTGCCAATGCTATCATGAACACCTACATGGGTGCTACCAAGGCATTGGCTACATATCCGCCACCATTTAATTTTATTGCAGCCGCTGCCACTGTGGCTATGGGTCTAGCACAGGTGTCAGCAATCCGCAGTCAAAGTTACAGTGGTCGTGCTCTTGGTGGACCAGTTATGGGTGGCAACCCATACATTGTTGGTGAGAATGGTCCAGAACTGTTCACACCCAATACCACTGGTAGCATAACTAGAAATGACCAACTAGGCATGGGTGGTGTTACTAACATTAACTTTACCATACAGGCCAACGATGCACAAGGTTTTGATGATCTATTGGTACAACGCAGAGGCATGATCACACAAATGGTCAGCGATGCTATGGTTGAAAGAGGACAAAGGGCACTATAATGAGTGGAACATTACCAACATCACCAGCTTTTGAAGCTGTAAATTTTAAAATCAACACTCCCATGTTGACCAGTGAAACACTCAGCGGCATTCGTCGCAGAGTTGGCATGGGACACAGTTTTTACACATTCACTGCCAAATACGGCAATGTCACAGCCTATAACATTGGGCCTATCAATGCTTTCTTTGCCAGTCAATATGGCGCACTAGACAGCTTTCAAGTTGTTATTCCAGAGATCAGTTACAGCAAGAGCACTAATCCTCCTAGCACTGTACCACAGACATCAGCTAACCTAGCTCGTGGTGCTAATAGTATTGCATTGGCCAATTGTGGTAATACCAAAACAGTGTTGCTAGAAGGTGATTTCTTTTGTTTTATTCATCCAAGTACACCAACACAAAACTATACCAAGGTCTACATGTGTGTAGAAGATTGTGTCAGCAATAGTTCAGGTGCTGCCACACTGTATTTTAGTGCCAGTGCAGTTGAAGCAATACCCAGTGGTACTAATGTTAAGATCACAGAAGTACCATTTACTGTAATACAAGATGGTGATGTACAAGAATATTCAGTAAGCGCAGGTGGTGTTAGTACTTTACAGATTGATCTTAGAGAAGTTTGGGGAACAGCAGTCTAATGAAAACCTACGCAAATGATCTTCGTGACGAATTTCTTAGAGGTAAGAGCATTGCTGTTGACCTCGTTGAATTATATCTATTGAGTCAAGATGATGTCACTGCGGACACTGTGAGATTATGCACAGGTGGGTTTAACATTGACTACAACAGCAACACCTACACAGCGCAAGGTGATTTTATTGGCTTTAGCACTGTGAGCGAAGACTTTGATGTCAAGGTTGGCAAGTTTTCAATCTATCTAAGTGGTGTTGACAACACATTGGTCAACAAGTTTACTAGAACACATTATGAAGGACGCCGTGTGGTCATACGCAAGGCTTTCTTAGATTTCCAACCAATGACATTAAACATCATAGACCAACCAATGATAATCTTTGATGGTACTATCTACAATGTCAGCATAACTGAATCAGCAGTGACTTGCTCAATCACAGTTGAATGTTCAACACTATGGGCAGACTTTGAACGCACCAATGGGCGTAAGACCAACAATGGCAGCAATTGGTTGTTTCAAGGTGCTGTCACTGACACTGCTTTTGAAAAGTCAGGTTATGTAGGCAACACAGAATTTAAATGGGGCAAACTATGATAGTGCGTAAAATGCAACCCCAAGAGTTAGAAGCCACTGTAATTTGTTTCAACTATTACAGAGATGAAGCCATTGAGGTCATGCCCCGCATAGCGGAAGAATATAACGAAAACAGCATGGTCCAAACTATTCGTGGTTATGCCATCAAGAATGAATTTTGTTGGTTCAATGCCTATGAGGGGCAACGAGTAGTAGGCTTCATTGGCGGCTATGTTACTGATTGTCCTTGGAATCAAGAAATAATCACAGCCAACATTGGCTTTGTCTATCTACTGCCCACACATCGTGGCTTAGAAAACTTCAAACAGTTAATGAATGAATTTACTGCTTGGGCAAAAGTTTACAAAGCAACAGAAATCACAGCAGGCGATATAGGCATCAATGTAGAGCGTAGTCGTACACTCTACCAACATCTAGGATTCAAAGAAATCCTTCTTATGACTAAGGATCTAGACAATGAGTAAGGTTTTTAAAGCTGTTGGCAATGCTATTAGCGGAGTTGTCAAAGCTGTTGGCAACATTGTCAGTGGCGTAGTCAAAGCTATTGGCAAGGTTGTAACTGCTGTTGTAAACTTTGTAGCCAGTCCTTTTATGAGTTTATTTGGTGTGCCAGATGCACCAGGTGCTACTCAAGAAGCAGAAAGACAACAGGGTGTACTAGTACAACGCCAAGGCTCAAATGTCAACTTACCATTGATCTATGGCTATCGTCGTGCGGCTGGTATTGTGGTCTATGCAGAAACAGGTGCAGACAACAACAAATATCTTTGGGTAGCCTATGCTATGTGTGAAGGTGTTGTTGAAGGTCTACATCAATTGTTTATTGATGACAATCAATTGCCTAGTTCAATTGTAGGTCGCCTAAACGCAGGTGAAACTGTGGACATCACAGAAGGTCGCTTCAAAGACCGTGTGCGTTTACAATGGTATCCAGGTGCTTACTATCAAGGTTCACCACAAACAACAGGCATTGGTGCCAACAGTATATTAAAAGATAGTCCTAGTTGGAAGGCAACCAATTACTATAATGGTGTGGCTGTGCTGTTTGCTCGCTATGAGTGGAAAGCCATTACCACACAAGAAGAAGCTGATAATAATCCATTCTCAGGCAACATACCTACTGTCTATGCTGACATCTTGGGCAAGCGTGTGGCCAGTTTGACCATTGCTGATCCAAGTCAATATACTTGGGACACAGCACCTATACGCTACAGTACTAACCCAGCAGAATGTTTATTAGACTACCTGCGTAGACCTACTTATGGTAAAGGTTTAGTCAACGGTGACATTGACTGGGACAGTTTTAAAACAGCCGCAGCCAAATGCAACACCAGTGTTACCTATATAACAGGTGTTACAGGTCCTATATTGACTCTAAACTATGTGGTAGATACTAGCCAAACTATTTTCAACAATGTCAAAACCATGTTGACCAACTTTCGTGCCTATTTGCCTTATGTACAGGGCAAATACAAACTTAAGATTGAAGATGCTGGCAACCCTAATGACATTACCAGTGGGGCAGCTACTGTGTATGGCACTACCTTTGACAAAGATTCAATTGTTGGTGACATAACCTACACAGGTATTGATCGCAGTAGCAAATACAACCAAGTTGTGGTAACCTATGTTGATCCAGACAACAAGTGGAGTAACCAACAGGTAGTTTACCCAGAAAACGAAGTTGATCGTCAAACTTATATTACACAAGATGGCGGTCGTGAATACAAAGGTGAATTTACCTTTGGTGGTATTACCAATTATGCCATTGCCAAAGACATGGCTAGATTGATTTGGTACAAGAGCCGTTTCCAAGATACCTGTAGTTTCAAAATGGACGGTCATGGCTTTGAACTAGAGCCAGGTGACAATATCTATATCAACAGCACAGTTCTGCAGTTTGGTAATGATCCTAATGCAGGTGCTATTCCTTGGCGTATTGTCAGTATCAAACTGAACAATGACTACACATTTGATGTAGGCTGTGTACGCAATCCTGATTTCATGTATCCCTATACTCGTGTAGGTGAAATTGATCTAGTGTTGCCGCCTTACATTCCCAAAGGTGCCAGTATTGAATTCCCAAGAACTGTGCGTGTGCCATTAGGACTAAAACCTCCAACTCGTGCCACAGCCACAGATGGATATGGTGGTAGTGGATCACATCCTGCACCCACAGATCCTACAGGAGCTGGAGGTGGTGGTAATGGCGGTAGTGGAAATGCCACAAGCCCAAATACTCCGCCAACTCCTCCACCAGTAATTGCACCCTTAACATCAGTTATTAGAATTGACAGTGCAACCTATACTGTAGAAAATGGTCAAATCTATGCAACTTTAGAATTTGCACAGCCAGATCACGCACAGTACAATGGTACTATGTTTTACTTTAAACGCAATATCTCAACAGATACCTATTGGCGCACTTATGATTCAGGGCAAAAACCGGGAGCAAATCGTACAGTCAGCATCAAGATAGGACCTCTGTTGAGTGCGCCCTACAGTCTCAAAAGTCGTGTCTATTACACCACAGGCGAGTCTAGCACAGTAGTTGGTACCAGCACACTTAATGTAGTGGCTAATACCAATGAAAATCCTGTAGACTACAGTGAAACAGCAGTCAGTGGTTGGACACTGCCAACTACGCCTCCACCTAACCCAAGAAATACATTCTGGGCTACAGTATCAGCACTGCCATTGTTAACTTCTGGACAGCCTACTAATCCTAGGACCATGCAGGTTACTCTACAACAAGATATTGCAGTGCGTGGCATCAATGGCTATGTTGCTGGCGCTAAGATTTACTACAAGAGCAGTTCAGCAACCTACTGGAGCGAAAGCAGTTATACATTTGCACAGCCCTATGTAGAAGGTGTTGC